TCGGCAATTGGCCGCCACCCCGCCGCTTCGATCAGCCGGCGCGTTTCGTCAGGGCTCAGATTAGGCATTACCTTCCTCCAGAAAGGCGGGACGGCTTTTAAGGCCGCCCCTGGATAATTACCATGCCGAAGCGGCTTCGGGCTCCGGTGCCAGCGCGGTCGGGTCCACGTCGGAGTAGTTCGACCAGGAACCGTAGACGGTGGCATTGTCAGGACCGGCGCCACCCAGCCGCTCGCCCTTGCGAATGAACAGGACGTTCTGAAGGAAAGCCGTGCAGCCATCCTTGTCGTCCAGCTTCTTCCGCTTGGTGCCCTTGATGGCGATCGCGGGAGCCACCCAGGCGCCGGGATAGAAATAGTCCTTGCCGGCCTGCGCCCGCACATGCTCGGCTTCGCCGATGTCGATGATCTTGCCGGCTTCCAGACGCGCCAGCGAGATTTCGAACTGGCTGGAGGCAGTGAGGATCGCCGGGTACTGCCGGTACATCTCGGCACGCTTCTCGGCCTTTTCGCGCATCTTGAATGCCTTGTCGGCTTCCTCGCCGCGGGCCTTGAACTCCGCGGTCTGGATGGCACGCTCAGCGGCCATCTTGCCCGAAAGGCACGGCAGGTAGTAGTCCTGCGGATTGCCGGAAAACGAGCCAAGCGTCGACTTGATGGCCTCGACCATCTGCTTGCGGATCGCCTCGAAATCCTTCTCGGTGATGCCGAAGGTGCCGGAGTAGCGGGCCTTGGCTCCCTCGATCCCCGTGGGTGCCGACTTCTCCGCGATCGACGAGTAGATCAGCCGAGCGGGTTCTTCCAGGGTGTAACGATACATGTCAGTCATGGCAGGTTTCCTAAGTTGTGCCTCAGTTGGATGGTGGTGATCTCCGGTGAGGCTAGGCGGGGATCAAACGGCCAGGCCGGCGGCCTTGAGTTTGTCGAGAACGTCGGTCCTGGCAAGGACCTTCGGCGTGACGGTATCCTTGACCGGGATGTGCTTCTCCAGATCGGGATACAGTTCGACGAATTTCTCGGTCGTCGATACGGCACGGAGTGCCGCCTGGATGGCGTCACGAGCTTCCGAGAGTGTACGAGCCTGCTCATCATACTTGGCGTGCAGTACCTTCCATTCCTCGTCGGCTTCGACGATACGGCGTGCGGCGTCCGCATCTTCTGTCAGCGGCACATTCATGTACCGGCAACAGGTGTAGACATTCGTGGTCTTGATGAAGCCGCGAAGCTTCGGATCGTCCCAGGCGGACTTGATCAGGCGTGGCAGTTTCGATGCCATCAGTGCCTGCGCCCGGTCCTGCATCTTGGTCCGGTAGTCGGTCTGCGGGATTGCCGCGATAACCGATGCGGCAATTTCTTCTCTAATGCGTTCGTTCAGTCTCATTGGCTCGTTCTCCGTTGGTTAATGAATTACCACCCCGCATCTTCGGGTTTCGTCTCGAAGGACTTGAAGACGTCGACGTTGCCCTTCGGCTTGGCAGCAGGCCGATCGTCGGACATGGTCACGAAGGACAGGCCCTCGGCCACGGGCTTGTAGCCCCATTCCGTCGCCATGGCCTTCCCGCGTGTCGACATCTTCTCGACCTGCGCCGGCGACTTCAGTTTCTTCTCATAGGCGGCTTCGCCCAGGGCAGCGGCCAGCGCTTTCTCAGCCTCGGGACGCCACTCGCGCGAAGCTTTCTTCGCCACCAGCTTGCCGTGCTGGAACTCGTGGCCGCCGATCGCGCGGGCATAGGCCACCTTGTCCAGTTCGGTCATGAACTTGCGCGCCAGATCCTTCTTGGCATACAGCGCGTCGATCTCGTCATTGGTCAGCATCTCAGGGAACTCCGTTCCATCAGCATAGGTCTGGAAAGCGTCCTGCGCCTTCGGGCATTCGAGCAGCACCGGACAGAATTGGCAGTGGCTTCCCGGCACGAAATCGTCATCGGCGATGTCCCGCTGCGCGGTCAGTGCCTTCATGCGCGGCAGCAGGTACTTCAGCCCCCATTCGCGCACAAAGCCGACGGTGACTTCCCAGACGACATCAGGCTCGAAGATGCCGCGGGCGTTCGGCTGAACGATCCTGATCCGGACCGGCAGCTCCGCCGGTGCATCGACGCGCAGCCAGCCGTTCTCCATGATGACGAGGAAGGCGTAATAGAGCCCCTGGCGGTTCTGCACGGCCTCGACAATGACGCCTTCGCCGTTCTTGTAATCGATGATGTCGATCCCAAGTCTGGCACTCCAGTAGGCGAAATCGACTGTGCCCTGAAGCAACGGGTGTAGGTGCGGCAGGTGGATCGTCTGCTCGATCAGCATCTTCCCGTTGCCCGTCGGCCCGCGAACGGCGCGGCACAGATTGACATAGGCGGCCACAGCATCGAGCCGGATGTCCTCGCCGACCACATAGCCGTTGATGGCCTCACCGACATATTCGAACGGTTCGGTGCCTTCGATCAGGCAGCGGGCGCCGAGTTCATGGGCCGCAGTGCCGAGATCGGCGAAGTCGGACGTGATTTCCTCGAACTCGCCGTTCTCCATCAACTCCCGGTGCAGGAGGAACGAGCCGGCGCAATGGAACCAGCGATCGGCGCCGGAGCCACCCAGTGGAGAGTGTTCGAGAGTGATACCACTTCCGGGAGATTGCTCGACGGCAGCAGCGTCGGTAACTTCTTCGTGACGGGTCAGCATGATGCAGCATCCTCAGTTGCGTCTCAGATCACCCGGCAGCCGAGCCTTGGCAGGTGGAGGGCTGCCGGGTGATGACTGATCCTAGCCCTCGTAGGTGATCCCTGCAAGGGCTTCCACTTCGCCGGCGAAACGATCACGGTCCTCGACCGGGATGTTCCGCGAATGCGGCACCTGGCCGCTGGCGGTGTAGACAGCCACCAGCGCCTTCAGTTCCGGCACGCGATCCGGCCCGAGCGTCTTGGCCGCCTGGTTGCACAGCTTGGACAGGTCGGCATCCGTCCATTCCCGTGCAGGAACGGCAGGAGCCTCGCCGGCGGCATCCGCCCACATCTCGGCATCGTCCTCGACCGCGGCTTCCACGATCGCTTCGGCGCCGAGTTGCTCGATGGGAGTGAGTGCAGGCGCCGGTTCTTCCTGCTTGGTTTCCGCAGCCGGGGCCTCGTCCATCTTCGGATATCCCGGCATCGGGTCGGGGCGTACCTTGCCCTTCCCCATGCGCCACAGGCCGTCCTGCGTCTTGCCCTTGGTGCTGGCGTGCAGTTCCGGGTTCCACGGATGGCCATGTGCGTCGAGTTCGTCAGAGTGGGATGCATCGAATGTCACAACGGCCCCAGTGCCAACCAATACGGTGTTTTCCTGCGTATTGGTAACCGCCGAAGACAGGTCCGTGGCCAGCGATACATCGGCGTTTGGAGTAGTGCCCGGAGTAGGGTTTGCTTTTGGCTCGGCGGGAATTGTTACGGTAATCGCCCGCACTAGCATCGCCTCCAACGTACGCTGGAGATCGATGGCGTCGTCCGCTTCGATGTTCAGATAGATTTTTGCCACTAGTTTGTCCTTTCGTCTAGAACGCGATTTATCACGTTCAATTTTTCCAGAGCCTTCACGAGAATTTTTTCAGATACGGAACCTGGTGCGACGAAGATTTCCACATGCACCGGATTTTCTTGACCTATGCGATCCAACCGGGAAACCGCCTGTTCATTCTGTGCGGGCACCCAATCCGGCTCACTGATATAGCAGGTGGAGCAAACTTTCTGTAGGCCATCCACGCCGGTTCCTGCTGCCTGAATATTCCCGACGAATACCCTAATTTCCTTTTTCTGGATAAATTCGTCAACAGCTTTCTGCTTGGCCGTCGAAGATTTTTTCCCGTCAACGCGAACGACGCCGAATTTCGCCAGTGATTTTTCGAGGATATCCAGCACCGAAATATGCCATGCGAAGATGCAAAGTTTCTCGTCGGTGCCTTCCAAAAAATCCGCGGCGTACTCCGCAACCTGCGGAGCAATGGCTTCTCCCATCAACCGGCGAGCCTCGGCGATATGCCCTAACGTCTCGATATCCTTGGTTGTCTGGATTTCCTCGATGTCCATTCCAAGCATTCCTTCGGCATCGAGAGCCGTCTTGACGGCACCGTCTTCCTGCACACGAACCAAGCCGTATCGGGGCGGAAGGTCATATCCGGGAATGTCGCGCTTTTCGTGCCGCGCCATGATATTCACCCGGAGCCGGTTCTGCAATTCGTGCTCCAACGAGGTACTTTCGAGTTTGAACCGTTTGCCGGTGATGGTTTTCAGATCGGCCTGGCGGTTGTAGGTATTCTTGAACTCGTCCTCGCTCATGAAGTCGATGGCTTCATGATCGAAGTAGCGGAACAGATTGTACGCCTCGGATGGCCGGTTCAGCAACGGAGTTCCCGTTAGGGCAACCTTATGCTTCGCGTAATTTCCAATCGCGGGGATTTTGTCATCCCCATGCTGGAATTCGCCGCGGGAATTTCCGAGCACCGCTCTTGACCGAAGCGCCGAAACGGATTTCAGCGCGTGAACCTCGTCGCAGATCATCACGTCCCATTTGTATTTCGCCAGTGCCCGGATGATGTTCGGATTGGTCGCGGCGTTGTAGGAAATGACCTGATAGTGAGCGGTCGGGTGAATGCCGTCCTTCACGTTCAGCATCACCGACACCTTGACGCCGGCGATCGTCGACCACGCCTTGATCTGGTAGCCCCACTGGATCCGCGTCGATGCCGTCGTGATGACCAGCACCCGCTGCGCCTCGATCTCGTTGCAGAAGGCCAGTGCGACGATCGTCTTGCCGAGCCCTGGTTCATCCCCGTCCAGACCGCCACCGCGGTGCAGGAGATAGTCGAGC